CAGCCCGTCTCGATGTCGTAAGCGTCGATCGCCTCGACGGTGGTCAGCCCGGCGATCGCGTCGGCATGGGTCCATTTGACTTGTTGCAGGCGATAGACCTCGTTCTTGGCCGCCTCACCGAGCGCAATCATATCGTCGGCCGAGGGAACCGACAGGAAGGAGTCATCGGCCATGCGCCAGGCGAAATCCACCGGCCAGGCCGCGTCTGTCATCTTCGCCCAGCGCGCCTCGTTCCCCATGGTCGTGATGTTGAGCTGATCGGCCGCGCGGATCTGCAGCACCTTGCCGAAGTAAGCCAGGCCGGCATTGAGCGCGGTTTCCAGACGAGCGGCCAATGCGTCAAGCTTGCTCTTACGAACGTCGGCGACCAGCGGCGTCAGCGCATCGAGATAGCCAGGAAAGGCCGCGTCAAGTTCGTCGGCGGTGGCGGGATAATGGTCGAAGACCGTTTCGCCCTCGACCGCCGCGTAGCCCGGATCAACTGACCGCATCGATAGGCCCTTATTGAAATAGCAAAACATCAGATCGCATCCTCCCAACCGAGACAGTAGAGCGCAGCAGCGGCAGCGGAATTCGCTGAGTAATAGACGGTGGTGCCTTCCAGTACGAAATCGGCTTCCTTGGTACCCGGCACATAACCGGATGTCGCCTGAGACGAGCCGACATAGACGAAGTTGCCGGAACTGGTTCCGCTTCCGTTCGGCGCAACACCGACCAGCGAGCCGATCGCACCGGGACCGCTGCCGAGATTTGACACGAGCATGCGGATGCGTCTCGCTGTCGGCGGCACATGATTGACGATAGACGGCGACGTCGTGCCGGCGCCCGAGGCGATCACCGGAGCAGTCGTTAAGTTGGCGCCGCCGACCACATATTGCGCGCTTGCACCACGCTGGAACGTGCCGACGAGCTGGCCATTCGAAGCGGTCCGAACAGCACCGAGCCGCTTATAGAGGGAATAGTTGTTGAGGACGGCTGCATTGGGCGCGGTCGGCGACAGCGAGATCGTGCCCTTCAACTGCACGCCGTCGCTGACGGCATAGACGTGATACCAGCTGCTGGCCGAGATGGTGCCGATATCGAGGCCGCCGGCGCCGGCCGTCGTGATGTCGATCGTCAGCGCGGCGGCCTTGGCCAGCATGCCGAGTGTCACGGCGGCATTCGCCAGGATTGCCTCATCGAAGGTCACGTCGATTTTGGCGGTGGGTGCGGCGGCGTTGTTCTTGATCACCAGGCCGTTGACAATGCGGGCGAAAGGCGAAGCCGCCGGCACCGATGGCAAGGCATTGGTGATTAGGAGCTGGATGGCGTCATAGAGTTGATCGCGATGGGCGCCGTCGAGTGCGATGCCGGCTTGCTCAATGACGGTCGCGAGTTCCTCTTGGACCTCGTTGAACCAGGCGGCATTGAGCTGTGTCGGCGCATCCCCAGACAGAGGATCACCATTCTTGAAGCCATGTTTCCCAGCGCCGAAAAGGTCGGTCGCCTTGGTCGATGTCGTAATGCGTTCCATTTATGGATTGCTCCCACTGCCGTAACCAAAAAGGACATGCGTGTAAGCCGGCATAAGCTGCTCGATCACGCATTCCAGGATTTCATCACCCCAGCTCCGCAAGGCTTCGGAGCATCCCGACTGCGCGGTGAAGACATGCTCCAGCGTTTCTTCCCGCAGGTTGAGACGCCAGGCATAGCGCCATGGATCTGTGAACAGTGAATACTGACAGTCGGAGGTGCAGAGGTAGGGACGGAACTCGTCAATCCACGGATCGACATAGCCGAGCCCTGTCGCGAGGCCGATGAAGTAAGCCCGGCTCTGGCTGCCGACCGTTGTCAGTTTCTGCACCAGGCGTGCGCGCCGCGCTTCGATGCTGTCGAGCGGGCCGGTGCACGGGTCCGGCAAGGCAGCGACCCGCTCCCAATCGGTCAGCATCTCAGCCGTGGTACGCGGGTCGGCTTCCTCGATCAGATCAGCCGCACGCCCATCGACGCGGGCCAGCTCGGCCGCCGGGCTTTCCATGAAGCGCGACAGGTTGGTATCGGCCTCACGCGGCCAGACCTCGCCGGTCGGCAACGTCGCCATGAGCTGAGCCAGATAGGCGGCCTTGTCCATCCTCAGGCCCATGTGATGGCTCCAAGCATCGGTAGGCGGCCGGCCGGCGGCTGCACGTTGTCATCAGGGAGGAGCAGCTCGTGGTGATCCTCACCGACCGCGACGCTGACGGCAGCGCGTAGCCGCGAGAGATAGATCGCTGATCCCGGCACGCCCTCGCGGCTGAAGTAGTCGGTCAGTTCGTCCACCACGGCGGCACGGGTCACCGTGGTGTCGGGAAACAGCTTGATGGTGAGATCGATGGGATAGGCGGTCGGCGCAAAGACGATTGCTTCCCCCGTCACCGGCCGCTTGAGATCGATATGCGCCTGTACCGCCGCGACTTCGGCGGTCGAAGGGATCGCAAAGCCATCGCCGGCGATTACCAGAAAGGCAATGCCGACCGTGCCGAGACCCATCCAGTTGCGATAGATCCAGACCTTATCCTTGCCAACGCCAGCCACTTCCAGCGCCCAGGCTTTATAATCATAGTCGGCGCCGCCCTGTGGCGGTTGCTGGATGCGGATGATGACACGGGCGCGCAGATCGTCATCGCTTTCGATATCGGCGCCGCTGGTCAAGCCATTGCCGCTGCCGTCATCGAGCACGACTGCCTGACTTTGCACATCCGTAATCGGCGCCAACAAAGCCAGCTTACTGCCGATCGGCGAATTGCCGGCACTGCCGGCGGCCGAGGCACTCACCGTTACGTCGGCGGTGGTTCCGGTGAAGGTAACATCGGCAGCGGTGACGAAGCGCACATCGTCTGAGCGGCGCATCTCGGTGCCGGCCGGGATGATGACGCCGACAATGCCGGTAAAGCGCACCTCGCCGGTGGCAGCGGTGGCGGCGCGGCGCTCGATGCCCCAGAGGCTGGCGTGGCGTTCCAGGATCTCCTCTTCGGCCTTGTCGGGCAGGATCTGCTCGCTGATCCAGTCGAGATGCTCATGCAGGCCATAGCTGGCAACGGTGACTGCCCGCGTCGAGACACCTTCGACCGATCGGCGGGACCGCGCATCGGCGCCCGGCAGCACCGCTTCATACTCGGCGCCGACCCGATCACGGATCTGTTGCGGCGTGGCGCGTTCAAACGGCATTTAAACAGCTCCTGTAGCGACGGAAACGGATTGCCGTTCAAGCCGGCCATCCGTTCGATAGATGACGATCTGCAAGCCGAGCAGGCCGGACCCTGGCCGAACCCATTCCGCGGCGATGTCGATCTTCGTCGCGAGCTGGTCTTCGATGATCCAAGCCAGGGCCTCGCGGCAATAGTCGATGGCACGCTTGCGGGTTTCCTCGGTCTCTTTCTCCCGCCGCAGCAACCAGAGACGCGAGCCTATGCGGTCGCCCTCGATTTCGGCCAAAGCGTCGCCGAGCCAGCCGCGCCGATCGTCGCCATCGCCGGCGGGCAATGGATCGTCGGCCCGCGCGCGCCGGTCGGTGAAGAGGCTGATCAATACCGACGTGGTCAGGCTATCGTCCTGCGCCAGGCCCCCGGACCCAAGCTGCAGGTCGCCGGCCAGCAGCCGGCCGTCGAACGCAATCGCGATCATCTCAGGCCCCTCATGGCGCGATCCGAAACCAGGGCCGGCCGCTGGTCGCATGGCCGCAGGCGGCCTTGTGACCCTCACGACAGACCGGAATGCCGCCGACGCGATACCAGGCGGAGCCTTCCACCATCGGCGGCGGCGGCGAATGCGGCGGCACGCCGTGGGCTTCGACCAGGTCGCCGATGACGACAACCGGCTGCGCCTCGATGCGATACCAGTCATTTACCTCGGTCATCTGCGCACCGCCGGCAACGTCCAGAGCATGAACCGCGACGCCGAAGCTCATGATTTGATCGCCTCGAAATCGGGCGTCGTCAGCTTGGTACCTTCTGGCGTCATCTCTAGGACCGTCTTGCCATTACCGACATTGATGGTGAATTTCTTGCCGGCCTTGATCTCGATCTCCTGATTGCGCTTGAAATGGATGCGATGACCGCCGTCCTGCTTGTCTTCGTCGGTGTAGATCGCGACCTCGCCTTCCTGGAGCGCTTGGATGCGACAGCGTCGATCATCGATCGACAGGACGATCGGATGATCGCGATTGCCGCCCAGGAATAGGACGACGCCCTCGGCGCCCGGAAGCGGATGCGAGGTGAAGCCGTATTGTTGGAACCGTTCGACGTTGTCGCGGGTTTCGCCAGCCAACAGCGAGACCTGGAGGCGCTGCAGGCCGGCCGCATCGTTGACCAGGCGCAAGACAGCGCGGCCGAGCATCAGCAGCACGCGCTGGCGCATTGGTTCCATCATGCGCTGGACGGCCTTCATTGGGCCTCCCACAAGCCGCTGCTGGCACTGGCCGGCTCGTCTGGATCTGGCAACAGGTCATAGGCATCAGTCAGGGCGAGCTGCAATTCCGTTCGGGTGCCCGCCGTCGTGAGATTGAATGTGGTCGCGACGATGAGCATGTCGAAATCGATGTCGAGGTAGTCATCGGTGACGCGGACAACGGTGTTCGGCCGCCAGAGGACGCCGCCATCATCGCGCCATCCAGCGACCGGATAGGTGACCGTGCGGGATCGGCCGCGCGCGACCCTGACTTCCCAGGCTGCCCGGTCGGCGAGGCTGATCCCGTTGCCGGCCTGTTCCGAGACAATGACGGTCGGCCGGTACCGGGTGATGGTGCTGTCGGTCGCGCGGCCCTCCGGACTGGCGATCGCGGTCGGGTCAAGGGTATCGCTGCCTTCCTGCTGGCCACGCAGGACGGTGAGGCTGAAGCGGTCGCGATAGGTGAAGGTGCCGCTGGCGCCCTCGACATTGCGGCCAAGCTCCAGCGAGCCGGCTGCGCGGCCGCTCTTGCCGGCGCGGGTCAGCACCAGGCCGCCATTGCCGTCGCCGTTCGGCAACAGCGCGCGGTGCCGACAGGCGCGCTCGATGGCGGCCCACGCCGTCTCGCCAGGCTGGACGGCGAAGCGGGCGAAGGGCTTGCCCGGATCGACTTCCGCCGAAACCGATACGCCATAGGACCGGCAGATCCGGGCGGCAAATTCCAGCACCGACAGATTGTTGAACTCGAAGGGACCGTCGACGATTGCCGCGCAATCGACCAGGTCGCCGACCTTGTCGCGACCCGCGACCTTTACGGTGTGTTGCGCGGTGTCATAGTCGATGGGGACGTCATCGACATAGCCGGTCAGGATGTGATCGCCCGACGCCGTCAGGGTGCAGGCGGCGCCCGGCCGGATAATGCGGCGCTGCGGCTGACCCTGCCAGCGCTCGGTCACCGTGAGGTTGAAGGCCAGCGCCGCCTGCTCGATGGAGCGGCTGACCTGCACCTCTTGCCAGCCGCCATAGAGCTTGCCGTCGACGGCGAGCCGGATGTCTTCTTGCCGCAGCTCAGGCATCGATCAGCACCTCTAAAGGCCGGCCGCCGGAGACGAAGCCCGGATGGCGTACGCGATTGCGGCGCCGGAGATCCTCGGCCCGGTCGAAGAGCGTATCGAGATTGTCGCCATCGATCTGATAGGCGAGCAAAGCAGCGGGCAAGGTCGCGACGGGTTGCAGGGTGGCCAGGCGCGGCAGCGGTGCGGCCCGGATCGCAACATCCTTGACGAGGGCCGCCCGGAGATCCGTCGCCGCCCGCCAGCTCGCGTCCCAGGCCGCATTGCCGGCAAGGTCTGCCGCTTGGTCGAGATCGTCAGCGGCCTGGTCGCGCCATTTCATGGCCTGGTCGCGGCTGTCCCATCCGGCCTTGGTCCCGGCGCGGGCGCCCTCGATCGCCGCCGTCACTTGCGCCAGTGTAATCAGGCTCTGCTGATTGACCGCCGCGCGCTTCCAGGAAGGCGTGACACCGGTCGGGGCCGCCACCACGCTGCCGAGGCCACGCTGGTTGCCGAGCGCCAGCAGAGCATTGCTGACGGCGAGGGTGGGCGTCACGCGGGTCGAGCTGGGCTCGAAGAGGCCGGCGACCTGATTGCCGAGCGCCGTCGTGTCCTGCAGATCGCCGGCGTCAAGCGTGGCCAGATCGTTTGCGGTGCCGCCGATATAGCCGCTCGCCATCTGACTGGCGAGACCGAAGCTGCGCATGATCGTGGCGGTCCTGGCCGCAACGGCGCCGATGACGCCGAGCCCATGCTCGACAACGAAGTCTTGAACACCCTTCACTGTGAAGGCCTCGGCAAAATCCGCGACCACGGCGGCGTTGGCCTTGTCAGCGGCTCGATCCACGGCCGCTGCCGTGTCGACCTTGGCGATCGGCGATTGCGGGCCGCCAGCAAGCTGGAACTGCGCCGTGATGTGGGCGACGCGGCCTTCGCCGGTGCTCATCTTGGTATGGACTTCGCCGATCACGACGACGTCCAGCTCGCCATACCAGGGGTGGATCAGCCGACCGATGCTGGTATCGTCCAGCGCCTCTTCCAGGCGCCGCACCTGGTCGAGCAGATCCTCGCCGATCAGCAATGCCTCGATTGCGAAGCCACGCGGCAATTTGCCGAGGAACTCATGGGTGACGTCATCGCGCAACGGAAACTCATGCGTGACGGTGCGCGGTCCGAACGTCTTGTCCGAACTATCCACCTCAAAGGCGACCCCACGAAAGCTCGCGGGGCGCAGGTTGTCGGCGAGCCAGGACCGAACCGTCATTGCATCACCTTGCCGACATCAGTGTCATAGCTCTGGCGCGGATCGTTCGGCCGGGCCTGGGTGACACGCGTGCGCCGGTCGTCGATCTCGATCTTCATGGTGCCGCCGGTATCGATACGGCGGCCGCCGGCGACCGAGACCCCCGCAGCGCCTGCGGAAGTGGTTCCGCCATCACCCCCGGCGACTGAGGACAACACCGATCTGAAGCCGTTCGCAACGCCGCCGCCAATACCCTTGAACTTCTGGATGGCGCTGTTGGCCATGTCGATGCCACTCTGGATCTTGTCGATGATCGGCTGGATGAAATCCCAGATGGACTTAAAGGCGCCGATCACCAGGCTGGAAAAGCCGTCTTTGATCCAGGTGCCGAACGCGTTGAAAGTCGATTTAACGCCGTCCCAGAGCCTGCTGAACCAGGGACCGATCGTGTCCCAATTGCGATAGATGAGATAGACGCCGGCCGCCAGCGCTGCAATGGCGGCGATCACTAGGCCGATCGGATTGGCGAGCAGCGCGAAGGCGAACTTGACCGCGCCGATCGTCGCCACCGCCAGCGCCTTGGTGAGGCCACCGAAGGCCAGCGTCAGTTGTGCCATCGACAACAGCAGCTTTCCGCCGACGATGCCGCCCAGGACCAGCATGGCCGCATTGGTCGGGCCGATCCATTCGACTAGCTTGCGGAAGACGGCTATCACGGGTGACAGGCGTTGATAGAGTGCAGCAGCGGTGTCGCGAACGGCGGCGATCCGGCCAGGTAGTGCATCGATAAAATCGCTCACGCGTGTCGCGATCAACTCCCGGTTGGCAACGATCCAGTCGGTAAAGCGCGCTATCAGCGGGGTCAGGACCGGCAGTAGCTTGGATGCAATGGCATTGCGCACGCCTTCCAGCGCGCCGAACATGCGGTCGAGACCGTCGTTGAAGTCACCTGCCGAATTGACCGTTTTTTCATCCATCACCAGGCCGAGGCGCTCTGCCTCGGCTGCCGCCTCGCGGAAACCATCGGAGCCAATGCTCATGACTTGGATCAGGTTGGCGCCGGCATCTCCCATCAGCAGCATTGCCAGCGCTGACTTCTTTGCGCCATCAGGCATCGTCTTGAAGCGATCGGAAATCTCGCCAACAATCTGTGTCGTCGGTTTCAGCTTGCCATGCGTGTCCTTGACGGAAATGCCCAGCCGCCTGAAATTATCGGCCGCCGCCTTGTTGCCCTTGGATGCGGCATCAATCTGCTTATTCAGTGTGCGAAGGCCCGCAGCCATGTCGCCGTCCGCGGCGCCGTTCATTTTGGCAGCGTAGTTCATTCGCTGAAAGTCAGCGGCGCCCATGCCGACTTTCTGCGACATATCGTGCGCGGCATCGCCCGCATCGGCCGCCGACTTGACTAGGCCGAAGAGCGCACCGCCGATCAGACCGGTCGATGCGATTAGCTTGGTTGCGGTTTCCCGCGCCTCCTTCGCCACATTGCCGAAGGCCTTGCCGACCTTGCCGACAGATCCGACCAGGCGGTCAAGACCGAGCTGCGCATTCAACGTGCGAACCCGTGCCGCGATCTCGCGGACGGGCTTCGTCACTCTGTCGACAGCTTCAAGGATGACGCTGAGTTTCACGCTTGCTCCATTTTACCCAGGCGCGCCTGCCAGCTCTTTGCGCGCGCCGTCCAGAACCTCAGTTGTCCCGGTCCCCACCGTCGGATGTCGGGGGGGTATCCGAATGTCCCTGCGATGAGTTCGAGGCAATCCGGCCAGTCCGCAGGGAATTTGGCAAAAAACTTTCAACGGCTTCGAAGATCTGGACGCCATCATCGAGTTCGAGATCGTCGACCTGTTTCAAGGTCAGCCGCGTTGCCCGTGAGGTGAGATAGCGCAACAGAGTGCCCGGCTTGTCGTCGCCGCCGGCCGCGTCGATCGCCGACAACAGGTCGCCGGTCTTCAGTCGGCGCACCGGAACGCTTGAAATGCTCTCCAGTAATTCGCCGGTTTCCTTGGCCTTGATCTCGATCGGATGGATCAGGGTGATGGTCTTCATCAGTCCATTGCCTCCGCTGCATCACCCGCGATGGCAATGGTGAGATTGCCGCCGGCGCCGTCTTTCATGGTCGACGTGTCGGTGCGGAAGGCGTTCCGGATCACGAAGGATTGTCCGGTATCGCATTCGAAGATGACGGTCGCATCGGCAAGGTTCTGCAGTTCGGTCAGCGATTGACCTTCCATGAGAGCCGTTTCGCAACTGATGGTCGCCGGTACCGTCTCCTCCGCGTAGCCAATCTTCCGGCCGACGACGATCGGGTTGCGCTTGATGCCGCCGATGTCCAGCGTCGCGCCGGCCGCCGTCTCGTAGACCTGGCCGTTGAGACGGATCGTTGCCCGTCCCAGGAACTTGTTCGACATAAACCCGCCTCCTTACAGACGAAACTGGAGCTGCGCCGCGAGGACGCGAAGCTGATTGATGATGTTGGGCGGCACCAGGCAGTTGACCCGGTTGAGGTCGGTCGTATCGCGCTCGACGATCAGATCGCTCTTGAACTGATCGACGTCTTCCGCGAGGCCTTGATCTTCCCACTGCTTGAAGCGGGCGATGATCGTTGCCTTGATGGTGTTCGGCGTAACCACGGCCTGACCGCGCGCGAAGTTCGTGCCATCGTCAGCGAGCTTGTAACGCGGGAACTGGAGCGTGATGAAATTGCGCAGGTCATAGCGCAGGGTTGCCAGCGTGCGCAGCGTCTCGACATCCAGATAGCTCGGGTCCGCCGCGCCGAAGGCGTTGGTCTTGTAGGTGGTGATGACGCGTTCGATCACCACGTTGCCGCCGCCGTCGACCTTCGCGGTGGCAATGCCGTCATGCAGAAGGATATTGCGTTCCTGCAATGTGAAGCGGTCGCCGATCGCCGGCGGCAGCATGCCGGGCAGCGTCAAGGTCTGCAGCGGCCGGGCCGGGTCGATCGACAGGTAATAGGCTGAGACGCCGGCGAGGCAGGCGGCCCATTCCCAAGGTGGCGTCGGCGAACCCTTGATCCCTGAAATCGTGAGATGCGGGTTGTCCCGGCTGTTGCCGAGCGTCGCCAGCGCCGAAAGCGTTCCCGACGCACCTGTCCAGGCATGGCCGTCGATCATCTTCAACGGCCCGAAGTTGACGTCGAGCTTCTCCTCGATCGCGGACAGATTGACCGCGTCGGTGTAGGGAATGACGATGTCGGTGTACCAATCATCGCCGATCAGATCGAGGACATCCTGGATCAGCGGGTTGGCGGTGCCGCCGGTCATCGCTGTGAAGGCGAGCGACACTCCGGCCGGAAGGACTTCCCCCGTATAATAGGAATGCCGCAGGTCAAGGAAGTTGCCGCATTCGCCCTTGTGCTTGGCGGTCAGTGTCACGACGCCGGCTTCGGCGGCGGCCGTGACAGCGAGAGCCGGCATGGCAGTCACAGCGGCCACAATCGCCGTCGCGATCTGCGCCGGCGTTTGCGCCGCCGTGACGCCGACCTGCACACGGCGACCGCCGATGTAGAGGTTGATCGTGCCGGCGGCCGTGGCATTGCCGGCGACGGTCACGGTTCCGGTTGCCGCCGCACCCGCGACATTGTCATCGATCGCGCAGGCCCAAAGCTCGGTAAAGCTGTTGCCCTTGATCAGCGCGGCCAGCATATGGCTCATCTGCGAGCCGATACCGAAACCGACATTGCCTTGGTCCACGCTGGTGATCAGGGTCGGCACTTTGGCCAGGACGTTACCCGCCGGCAGTCGCTGCGCGATGACCAGGATCTTGGTCGGTAGGCCGAGCAGGCCATTATAGGCCTTGCTGTTGTCGATCTCGACATAGGTGCCCGGCGTGCGGAGATCGATCGGGATCTGGTTGAAGGATATCAGGCTCATCGGCGCTTACTCCTTTGCCTTCGAGGCACGTGCCGGTGTGACGGGAACGACGTCGCGATCCTTGAGGCGCCGGCGCCAGTATTCGGTGCTAGGCACCTCATCACCCTCGGCCGGCAGATGTCTGCCGGTCGCGGGGTCGAGAACTTTCAAGTCGGGTGACGCCGGTTTGACGAACATCAATCGGTCTCCAAGGTGACATGGTCGGTGGCATCGGCCGTCGCATCGGCCGGCAAGGGCGGCAGGACATTGCCGAAGGGCGGGATGTCCCAATCGGCGTGGAAGGTCTTGAAGTCTCCGAGGTTTGCGACATCGGGGACCAGGTCATCGGCGTGCATCGTCGTCAGGTTGAGGCTGATGCCGTGGCAAAGGATGCCGGCAAACATGAAAGGGCCGCTTTCGGCAAGCTGCAGGCCGACCGGCTGATCGACGTCGCGGCGATCGACCACCAGGCCGCCGAAAGTTAAGTCCTGTTTAAAAGCGTAGCGGAGCTGCTCGACCAGGCGGTCCATGGTAATCTCGCTCATGGCCGCATCCTGCAATGACAGATAGCCCCGGATCTGCCAATCGATCTCCAGCTTGGTCTGGGAGCGAAGATAGGCGGCCTCGCGATAGGCCAGCCGGCGGATGAACCAGCCGCGAACTTCCTTCTTGGGAGCGCCCCATTCATAGAGCGCGGCAAAGGCCGTCTCGGTTTTGGCATACCGCTCATACGGCTGGACGACGCCGATATCGGACACGGTTGCCATGCGCCGGCCAATCGCGAGGCGGATGTCTTCCAGGCTTGTGCTCATGCCGGCTGCCCTTCAATGCGGGCTTGCGCCCGGTCCAGGGCCTTTTCCATCATAGCGATGAACTGCGGCTGAATAGCTTCGCCGGCATCTCGAAACATGTGATGTCCCTTCGTGCCCTTGCGGGCGATCTTGAACTGCACCATGCGGGCGACCTCTTGTGCCTCATCGCCATGCTTGGCCAGGCGCCGGATAACCCAATCGATCAACGGCGCGATCGGCGCCCAATGGGGCTTGCTGCCCAGTTCAACGGGCAAGGCATAAGCGAGGCTGGTGGCAGCGCCGGCGCTGATGCTGCCACCGCCAAGCGTCACCGGCAGCGCACCGATGCTGTTGCGCAGGTTGCCGACGCCGCTAGTCGGCGTGCGCTCGATCACTTCGCGCTCCAGCAACGCTGACCCTTCGGTGAGGCCGGCGCTGACTTCTTCAATGACGATTGCCGGCGCCTTGCCGAACAACCGGCTGAAGCGATCGGCCAACCAGGTCTGTTTGATTTCGACGGTCACAGCCACCACCGATGGCGGCCATGGGTCAGGCGCCGGTGGCCGGTCGTGCTGCGAGACGGCATGGTGACGTTGACGCTGGCACCCTGGACGCGCTTGGGGTCGAGGCCGAGCAGATCGTAATAGCGGGTGCGCAACCGTTCGGCCCTCTTGGCGAAGCTATCGGGCTTGGCCTGGTGATTGACGGTGTCGGCGGCGATCGTCGGATTGCCATCGGTGCTGGTGTCGGCCGACATCTGATCGAAGAGAATGGCGGCGGCATAGCTGCCGACCGCTTCCCGGTCGACGGAGGGGATGGTGTCGTCGGTTTCGGTCAGGATATGGTTCCGGACCACGGTCAGCCGGACATAGCTGGCCATCAGCGTATGGACGTCGAGGATGATCTTCTCGCCGTCCGGCGCCTTATAGATGCCCCACTGGTCGGAATGCAGGCGCGATATGGGAAACTCGGCAACCGGATATTCGATGCTGGTGACCCGGATCGCATTCTGCGGCATGTCGAGGATCTTGCCGCCCGGCGAGACGATGTCCTCGACGACTTCGCGGGGCCGATCCTTGCCGTACTGAATGACCGCCAGGCCGATGGCGCGGTCGAGCTGCTCTGCGTCAACGCGGTCGGCGCTGTCGCGGATCATATCGTTCACCAGGACCTGGTAATCACTCAGCACGGCAAGCCCCTCCAGGCGAGTTAGCTATTAAGCGACGACGGACTTGTAGGCGCCGCGATAATCGACCGCGTTACCGCCATAGATGTGGCGGATCTTGTATGTGATCTGATCGTTGCTGAAGAGCGAGCCATTGGTCGGGCTGTCCTGGATGAACAGTTCCGGCTCTTCGTTGCCGTCGAGGAAGCCCAGCTCGATGATGGGGATGTCGAGCGGATCGGCGGTAGCAACCCAATCGTTCGGATCGGTCCAATAGAAGACCGGGACGATCGTCGGCGTGAGCGTCTGGACGAAGGTCTTGTCCAGGTTGGTGGAACGCTGGAAAAGGTTGTAGGCAGTTTCCTCGCCGTCGGCCGAGACGAATAGATTTTTCGGTCCAATGCCGAGCGGTTCGAGGCTGCCTGGTTCGGTTTGCTTCATCATTGCCAGGCGCGCGGCCGCCCAACTTGCGGCGGCCAAGGCAGCCGTCCCGAGGTTGGCATGGTCGACATGGAACAGCGCCTTACCATCGCCGATGGCGGGGTTGCTGCGCAGGAAATCGAGCACGAACTTGCACAGGGTCCGCTTGGCAGCGCGTGACAACTTCGTCGGGATGCGCGCGATCGCCCCGACGTCATCGTTCTTGATCATCTCCAGTGTGATGGTTTCCAAACCGCCACGTTTCGTGACGGCATAGGTGGCTTTGTCGTCATCGGGGCTGGCCAGGGCGACATAGGGATTGGCCTCAACGACCGCCGGCAAGTCGCCATAACCGCCGTAACGGACCCGCTCCTGGGTGCGGAAGTCGCTGATCGGCACGGGCGTGCCAGTCACCAGCTTCCAGATGTCGAGGTTGCTCTGCGAGTTGTAGTCGGCCAGCAGGCGGCGGGTGATGGCATTGCCGAGCACGTTACTGAAGGACGTGCTGTCGAGGGCTTCTGTCAGGCGGACGCATTTTTCCGTCTGACCCGTCACGCGGCGGTCGCCGGTGATCTCGATATAGCATTCCTTGAAGGACCGGGCGTGACGATGATCCTTATGGGCCGGATCGAAGAAGGCATCGAACATCGCGTCCATCTTCTCCGGACGGCCTTCGCCGCCTTCGATGAAGGAGACGTCGCCGAGATCGGCCACTTGGCCGCCGGCGTTGCCAAGCGATTGCGACAAATACTTGGCTTCGTCCTGGATGCGTTGGGTGACGACGGCCTCGGTGAAATTCACCTGCATGGTGAATTCACTGATCAGCTTTTGCTTGGCTGCCGCCGGCAGCTTAGAGCCAGTGACCAGGTCGCGCATGCGGAACTGGTTCCCCACGGCCTCGGTGAGATTGGCCGGCGTGGCGGCCGGGGCGGCAGCGGCGGCTGCTGTCTTCTTCAGTGCCTCGGTGAGGATCGCCTGCAGCGCCTCATCGGTAATCGTGGTCAGGTCTTTGCCTTCCAGGAGGGCCGGGTTGGCGCCCTGGATAAGGGTGATCAGTGCTGCGCGGTCCATGGAGGCTCCATTGTCAGCGGCTTCTACGAAGGAAATGACCTGACCGCCGGCACCAGGCTCGACGATCAGGTCGACGGATTTGACTTTCGATAGGCTCTTGGCGACGCGATTGCCCTTCGGGCCGTTCGCGGTACCATCGGCATCGATCGAAAGCCCGAAGAGATGCGAGAGCCCTTTCGCGACGGCCTCCCGCAGCTGCACGGCGGTCGGATCGTCGTCGCCGACGATCAGCGTGAGGACCGCCTGGATCTCGCCGCTGTCGGGTGTGGCGCCCTCAATGAATTTCGGCTGTTCGAGAGCGCCGAGCAGATTGCGGACGTCCTTGCCGGCGCCCGTGATGTGATCGCGGTCGGACTTGACGAAGACGCGAACGCCCTCAAAGAGCGGCGCCGCTTCCCGCAGCAGGGCGTCGGGATAGTAGTTTCCGTTAAGCGACCGCCCGGCGCGGATGACGCGGACGCGGTAGGAATTCGAGCGTGCGCCTTCGTCGCCGACAGCTTCGATAAGGACGGCGTTGGCGGCAGACGCCGGCGCGGCTGCGATCGGTGTCGGCGGCACGGCGTCGGCGGCCGGCAGATAGGCGCGCACGACTTCGGTCGGCTGGCCGAATTGCACGGCAGTACCGGCGATCGTATAGGGGTAGCGACTAAGCTTGCCCTCGCATTCGACGATGACGCTATCTGCATAGAGGGCGATCGCGTAAGGCCAGGGATCGGTGTCGCCGGACAGCTTCAGCAACTCCCGCAAGGCTCCCTGCACCAGGTCGCGCAAGGCGATCAGATCCGTCTCGACCGCCTCGACCAGGCGCGCGGACGTCATGCCCGTTTTGCCGAGGAGCTGCTGTCGCCGGCCGAGCTTCATGCTGGTACCCGCAGCTTGCGGCCATCGATGGTGACGACCACGTCGCCGGCGTCGGAGACGGCGAGGATTTCATTAACGGCGATGCCGGCCGCCTTGGCGATCTGCTCGATGGTTGCGGCCGTGACCGGCCCGCCCTCACCAGGCTGCCGGGAACTGGGTTGTTTCGCCAAAACTGGCCTCCTAAGGTGCTTGCCATGTCGCGTTGACTTGGCCACCTTGGGGCATCGGCCCTGGCGGGATAACCGGCACCACTGCCGGAAGCCAGGCGGACCGCCCTAAATGGGGTGAGTTTGGGGTGCAGGCGGCCGTTTATGACACAACCCCTGGTGAGATCCTGGAAAGCTGCCGCCGTTAAACCCAGGTTAAACGGGTCTGTGGCGGTTTTGATGGCTTCGCAGCTACCCGCGCCGCGCCGGGAGGCTCTGAGGGCCGCCGGCGGCCCTTAAAACCCGCTGTCCAAATCCCGCTTCGCCCGGCTGCCGGCGATCTCTTCGGCGGTGAAGGGCCTCCGGCCCGGCTGGATGACCGTCCAGCTCGCCATGAAGGGGATCGAAGAGCACCCGCAATTGATGGTTTCGGCGATCGGCCCATTGGGATCTCGGGGATACATCAGCTTGACCCCGTCTAGGTCGAAGGGCTTGTCCACGTCCCGGATCTGGCCGTCGATGGCGTCATGGCTGAACCGGCTATGAAGCTTTCCCGACCGGCGCCATTGCTTCTTCATGCCGGGTACAACCTTGACGGCCTGCTCTTGCCGGTCTTGGGCGGCGGCCGAAAAGGCCCGGCCGAGTTCTGTCCTGACCAGGGTATGGGCGCGCTCCATGCCGCCGGTCTCCAGAATGCCGGCCACTTTCTCGGCCGCCTGAAACGGAGTCTGTGTACCGATCGCCGTCGCGCCCAGCTCGGCGTTGATCCGATCGGCGAGATTCGTCGTGATATCCTTCGCCTTGTGGGTCAGGACCTTCCGCAAGGCCTCCAGCTTCCGGGTATCGATCGCCACAAGATGCCCGGTAAGATCGATGCCGACCGCCGCCAACGGTGCGTCGATCAGCGCTTGCCCACCTTGCCATAAGAGATCAAGGCCATTGTGAAGGGCTGCGGTGGCGCCTGGTTCGAATTTGGCCAGAGCTTGGCGGACAGACTTCTGCAGCTCGGTCAGGTGAAACTGGCGATAGTCGCTGGGCGCCTTCTTCAAGGCAGTGGCAATATCGGTTTCAGCCTGCTTCAATTGCCGCCGGATCTCCGCAGCAGTGTCACGCTGGATGGCAACCCCTTTCTTGAGCTGCGCGGCCCGCGCCTTATTGAAGGCCGCTTCCTTCTCGCGTTCATTCATCAGCCACGATCCAGCGGCAGCACACCCTGGCGCTCGGCCGTCTGCTTCCACATGCGATAGTGGGCTTCGCAGTAATGCATGTTCGGCCCGATCTCATGCGAATGCGCCTCGCAAATCGACCGATCACAGGTGCGGCCACGGGAGCCAACCGGATAGTCGCAAAGATTGGTACCGACATCACGGCAATCGGCACAATGCTTACCGAGCTTGCCGCAGATGATGGCCTTGCTGCCGTTTGGCAACTTCGTGAAATAGCACGGCATGGATCACACCTTAGCGTCAGTTCCTGGATTGGGCGTGAACCCGCGACCGGCATCCCCCATGATCGCGTCAGCCTGCTCGGCAGTGACAGGGAACGCCGTTGTTAGCATCGCTATGCCGCTCGCTCGTGGCAACGCTCCGATGACGACCTGAGACACGATCGTGACCATGGCGGCGACCTGCGCACCGTTCATCGTCGCGGCCTGGATACTATCGGCGCCGCTGCTGCTTGCGATATCAGCCGCGATCGTCGGCGTCGCATCCGCTTCCGATGGCTCGCCTTCGACGACTGGGGGATCGCGGTAGACGTCCGCCTCAGATCGGCGGGCGGCATCAGCGCGCGCCGACTTCAACTCTTCTATAGGATCGATCTCAAGTCCGAGCTGACCGGCAATGAGAGCGATCAGTCTGACGCCCGTTTCCTCAGACATCACCTTGCTGCTAACAGCCTGCGATACAGCAACGGTCACCTGTTGCAGTGCCGTCGTGTACTTCGCTGTATCGCGGGCAGTCAATTCGGGGAAGACGGCGCGCGGCGTGAACTCCTTCATTTTTCGGAGATCGACCACCTGGCTGGAGATTGCCAGCAGTCGTTGCTGAATGACGTAGGAAGCGAGGCCCTCAAGGATCGCCTTCCACAGCTTTTGCCGCTGCGAGAAAACCTTATAGGTCGGCTCACCCATGGAGCTGGCCGTCGCAAGGTTGACGTCGCCGCCGCCACCAAACCAATGCTCGGGTACGGTACTGCCGCCGAGCACATGGTTGCGCAGGGTGCGCATGGTTTCCGAGCTATCGGCCGCGTTCAAGGTCGGGTTGAGGAGTTCCCATGTCTCGGCGTCATTATGGACCCGAATGTCTCGCGGCCCCGGCGGCTGCATCTCCTTCGCCCGTTGATTGATTTCTTCGGGCGTCGCATTCTTGATTGTCACATCCCAGACAATCTGGCGGGCGACTTCCTGGCGCTCTGCTTCGCCGAACAGCAATTGTTCATACACGTCGGAGTGATCGATCGCCGATAGCAGATCGGAGCGACCCCGCTTTCCAGTGCTCAGATCGTTGATCCGCCAAAAGAAGCAATCCCCATCGGTCATACCGGCACGTAGATTGCGGGCTCCTTGACCGAACAGGTCTTCGTCGCTGCCGTCATAGATAACGCGATAGACCTTACGCCGGCCATTCAGCCTGCGAACCACGACGCCAATCGGCACGGTGATGTTTTCCGGATCGGTGATGATCCCTTCGATCGCTGCCGGATCGACCTTGCCGATCCGCACATGACCTGTCAGCTCATTGACGAAGACCGGCCAGCACTGTTCACCGAACAGGGATAGTTCGCGGACGTGCTTTTCAAGGTTGAGATCCATGCGGTTGATGGGGTCTGTCCAGAACTCATCTAGCCAGCCCTGGGCTTCGGGATTGTCGGCCTCGATCGTGACGCCCTCGCCGAGCAGAAAGGCGATCGGCAGTTCGATAAGCCGGTTCGAAAGGCGGTTGCTCTCCCATTGATAAGCCGCCAGCTCGATCATGCGACGCTGCGAGACCGGTGTGAGGTCGCGCCGGTTGTTGTTGCCGGTTAGCGGGCGCCAATCACCTTCATCGGCATCGACCGTCATTCCGGCCGCTTCGCGCAAGGCGACGGTCTTCTTGGATGGTGTGGCGCTTAACGGCGGTTCGGACCGCTCCGCCGGAAGCGGTTCCGGCGCCGGGCCGATCAGCGCTGCGATGGCGCGACGAAAGCGGGACATGTCAACGTCTCCCGAACATGCTGATGGAGCGGCGGCCGAACATGCCGCCTGATGAAGTGGAAGCCGGCGACCTGCGGTCGGCGGCGATCGTGACGCCGGCGGCGGGACCGCTGCCGAAAGCCAGGCTGTGGAGCATCTCCAAAGCGTCGAGGCCGTCGTCATGGTCGACCATGGGATAATGCCGCATCTG